ACATAACAAACGATTACCCCTGACCCCTTGCGAGGGACAATCTTGGAGAAAGGATGTAGTGTAATGCAGAGTGTACTTAACTCAACATTATACTCACTAAGGAGTAATTACAAATGGCACAAGCTGCTTCAAATCCGGCCTATAGCGTAAGCTTCCAAGGCCAGAATAACAATACAGGTGACGTACGTGACCTATTTCTCAAGCTGTATGCTGGCGAAGTCCTAACAGCCTTTGAGGAAAAGAAAGTCCTTATGGACAAAGTACGCACTCGTACAATCTCAAAAGGTAAGTCTGCTTCATTCCCAATGACAGGCCGTGCAACTGCTGAATACCTGACCCCCGGAAACGAAATCACAGGTGGGGCTATTCGTGCAGGTGAGCGTATCGTCACAATTGACGACTTGCTTATCTCAAGCCAGTTCATTGCTAACATTGATGAGGCAATCAACCACTACGATGTACGTTCAATCTACTCAAAGGAAGCTGGTATCGCACTAGCTAACGAGGCAGACAAGAACGTAGCACGTATGTTGACCAAGGCTGCACTGTCAACTAACGCAACAGCCGCTGCTGGTCTTGTTCAAGACTATAAAGCATTTACTGAAGAAGATTTCACAAACAACGTAACCATTGGTACAGCTACTGCTGACTCTCTTGACCCTGCAAAGCTGGCTAAAGCTATCTTTGATGCACGTAAAGAGATGGAAATCAAGAACGTACCAACTGATGGTGCTGTTGTTGTGCTTGCACCAGATCAGTACTACGCCCTCTTGGATGTAACTGATGGTAACAAGCTTACCTACATGAATAAAGACTTTGGTGGCAATGGTAGCATTGCTTCAGGCAACGTACCTTCAATTGCTGGTATGCCTGTAATCATGTCAAATCATGCTAAAGTTGCTAACCTGTATGTGAACTTCACTACTGGTGATGCTAACGAAGGTAAGACATCTGACAACCAGCCACTAGCAAACACTGCTGGTTCTGGACGCACTACTCACTATGACCTTCCGACTGCTGCTGTAGACGGACGCGACATGGTTGCAGAAGCTGCTAAGTTCCGTGGTTTTGTCTTCACACCAGAAGCTGTTGCTACTGTCAAGTTGCTTGACCTTGGCATGGAGTCTGAGTACCAGATTAACCGTCAAGGCACACTGATGGTTGCTAAGTACGCAATGGGACACAACGTCCTGCGTCCAGCAGCCTGTATCGGTCTGTCTGAGGTCTAATCAACTAGGGGGTAGCTTAACGGCTACTCCCTTTTTTACTTGGATGGTGTTATGAAAAAGCTAAAGATTAAGAAGTCACGTGTAAACGAGGCAGGTAACTACACCAAGCCTACTATGCGTAAGCGCATGTTCAACGCTATCAAAGCTGGAACTAAAGGTGGTAATGCAGGTCAGTGGTCTGCACGTAAAGCCCAGCTACTAGCTTCTCGTTATAAGAAAGCTGGTGGGGGTTATACATCGTGAAGAAACCTCAGGAAAGCCTCAAGAAATGGACTAAACAAAAGTGGCGTACTAAGTCTGGTAAACCATCAGGCAAGACAGGTGAACGCTACCTACCAGAGAAAGCTATTAAGTCGTTGTCTGCGTCAGAGTACGCTGCTACTACTAAAGCAAAGCGAGAAGGCTCTCGTAAAGGTAAACAGTTTGTCCGTCAACCTCTCAAGATTGCTAAGAAGACAGCACAGTATAGGAAATAGATATGCCAAATGTAGCAGGTAAAGAATACAAGTATACTAAAAAGGGTATTGCACAGGCTAAGGCTGCGGCTAAGAAGACTGGTGCTACCATGAAGTATAAGAAGAAGAAATGATATGGCTATTACACACGCAGGTGAAACCTTCCAAGGACTACGTATACCAAAGCGTTCTCCTAAGGGTAACAAATCACATGCTGTACTGGTAGGCACAAAAGAGAAACCAAAAGTTATAAGGTTTGGTGAACGAGGTGCTAAAACAAACCAGTCAGCCAAACAACGCAAAGCTTTCAAAAGCAGACACGCAAAGAACATAGCCAAAGGACCGTCAAGTGCAGCCTATTGGGCTAACAAGGTTAAGTGGAAAGCATAGGTAAACGACATGGCAGGAACAACTAAACTAGATGCAGTCAACACAATGCTTTCTGCCATTGGCGAAGCACCAGTTAGTAGTCTTTCCTCTGGCTTGATTGAAGCAGAGATTGCAGAGACTATCCTTAACACAGTTGACAGAGAAGTACAGTCTATGGGCTGGCACTTTAACACAGAATTAAACAAAAGTTTTGCCCAAGATACTAATGGTCAGATAATACTACCTGCTGATATTCTTCAAGCAGATGCCACCCTAGTGGCTAACAGCCCTGACCTAGTACAACGTGGCTTAAAAATGTATGACAGAAAGAACCACACGTTTAACATCGGTAAAAATGTTGGACTGGATGTAGTGGTTCAACTTGAATTTACAGATGTACCTGAGGTAGCAAAGAGGTACATGGTATTACGTGCTACACGTATCTTCCAAGATAGAGTAGTAGGTTCAGCTACCTTACATGGTTTCCACGAGAGGGACGAAAATCGTGCTTTAATGGAACTAAGAGAATTTGACAAATCTGCTGACGATGATAACATCTTTGATAACTATGATACATTTAGCATCATTGACAGGCAGGGACGGAGAACAATGTAATGGCACTAATTAGTCAATCCATTCCTAACCTAATTAACGGAGTATCGCAGCAGCCACCTTCCCTACGCTTGTCTACTCAGGCAGAGGTACAGGAAAACGGATTGTCTAGTGTTGTTACTGGACTATCTAAACGTCCACCTACACAGCATATAGCAGACTTAGGTACTATTAGTAACTTAGATAAAGCTTTTATCCATACTATTCGTAGAGATGAGAACGAACTGTACTCTATGGTAATTGATACAGCAGGTACTATCCGTGTGTTTGACAAGGATGGAACAGCTAGAACTGTAACTAACAACGCTGCTGCTTACCTATCAGGGCTTACAGACCCAAGTACAGAACTGTCTGCTGTTTCTATTGCTGATACAACATTCATTCTAAATAAGAACAAAGTAGTTGCTAAAGATACTACAACTAGTCCAGCACGTGGACCAGAAGCATTGGTCTATGTTAAACAAGCTGACTATTCTTCTACGTATCGGCTAAAGATTACCAAGGGTGGAAGTACTAGTACTGTAGAATTTGCCACTAAGTCCTCTACTCAGGCTGATACTGCTGCAACACAAGCCGCAGAACGTGGTGCATCTACTGACTTGATTGCCACAAACCTTAATACTTTTTCTGGTTCTGTTGTTGATACTAACTACTATACAAACATCACTAATGGTAGCGCAGTTACAGGTATTACAGTTACACGCTATGGCTCAGTGTTACACATCCAGTCTACTGATAGCACAGACTTCCAAGTAGAAGTAGGTGACTCTCATGGTGGTGATCACTTACTTGTGTTCAAGGATGAGACACCTGACTTTAAGAAGTTGCCTGTTGAGGGACCAAACGACTTCCTCATTAAAGTAGCTGGTGATAACCAGAAAGCACAGGATGATTTCTATGTTAAGTTTGCTGATGGTGTGTGGAAAGAAACAGTAGCTGAGAATATCTTGATTGATATTGATGCTGCTACTATGCCACACAAACTTACTAAGCAACCTAACGGTACATTTATATTTGGCGAAGTAACTTACGAGTCACGCAAAGTAGGCGATGATGATACTAACGACTTCCCATCCTTCATAGGGTTTACACTGGCTGACATCTTCTTCCATCGTAATAGACTAGGTGTACTTGCTGACGAGAATGTTATCTTTAGTCGGGCAGGTGAGTTTGTAAACTTTGACTTCTTCCGTAAGTCTACCCTAACAACAGTTGACAGCGATCCGATTGATGTAGCAGTATCCTCTAACAAGGTGAACATACTTAAACACGCTGTACCATTCAACAACACACTGCTGTTGTTCTCTGAACTAACACAGTTCAAGGTAACGGCTGACCCTATCCTAACCCCTGAAACAATTAACGTATCTAGTACCACAGAGTTTGAGGCTTCACTGAGAGCCAAGCCAGCAGCCGCTGGTAGATTTGTGTACTTTGCCACTAAGCGTGGTGCGTGGTCAGGTATGTGGGAGTATTACGTTGATTCTGACACTGATACTAATGACGCTGCTGAAACTACGTCACACGTACCAGAGTACCTTGACGGAGAGATTAAAAAGATTGAGGCATCGTCCAACGAGGACATGATCCTTGTACAGACTACAGGTGAAACTCAATCAGTATATGTCTACAGATACTACTGGAAGGGCAGAGAGAAGCTACAGGCTTCTTGGTCTAAGTGGACGTTTGGTGATGACGTACTGTCTATGGCTTTTAACTTGGCTGACATTATGCTGCTTGTTAAACGTGGTAACAACTTATTCTTAGAAAAGATTAACCTATCCGTAGATGATGCTACTCAGTATACTACAGGTAAGTTTCCTATTATGTTAGATAGGAGAGTTCAACTACAAACTGGCGGTCTTACTACTGTACCTTATACAGCTAGTGGGTTGACGTATATTAGCCAGCGTGGTAAAGTAATTACAGTGGGTGATGTAGCAGCTTTGCTTAGTGCATCAGAGGTGGTCTATGCAGGTATTCCTTATACGTTTAAATACCAGTTCTCAGAACCAGTAATTAAGCAGGAAAACAATCCTATTACGACAGGCCACTTACAGCTTAGAAACTATGCAGTTGTTTATAATGACACAGGTTTCTTTGACGTTAAGGTAACACCACTTAAACGTGCTACTTATACTCGTAGCTTTACAGGCCGTGTTGTGGGGGCATCTTCCAATATTCTAAACCAAGCAGCTATTGACTCAGGCACATATCGTTTTGGCGTTGTGGGTAAGTCAGACTCAATAGATGTGGTACTAGAAAGTAGTAGCCACTTCCCTTGCGTATTCCAATCAGCAGAGTATGAAGGTTTCTTTAACCTACGTTCACGGAGAATGTAATGAAAGTCCATGTGAGAGATAGTATTCAATCTGATGTAGACTACCTAGCTTCTAATCTTAGAGAAGAAGACAGGCTAGAGGTGCTATCCTCACATGGAGATGTTAAAGAAGCTTTACAGGATGCTTTAGATTACTCTGAGGAGTGTTACACTATCATAGTAACTGACACAAACGAAATTGCAGGTATGTATGGTCTGTGTGAAATAGATGACATGGTAGGAACACCGTGGCTACTTACTAGCCCAGCAATACATAAAGTATGGCTACCATTCCTACGTCAGTCTAAACAGTGGGTAGCAGAAGCTAACCTTAAATACCCTGTACTTACCAACGCCTGTGATGAACGATACCATGTAGCTTTGAAGTGGTTAAGGTTCGTAGGGTTTACTTTTATTAAACGCCATGAAACATATGGCGAAGGGGATAAACCCTTTTTAGAATTTGTGAGGATATAAAATGGACCCTATGACTATGATGATGATCGGTAGCACTGCTATCGAGTTTCTAGGTGCTAGTTCCAAAGCTAAACAAGATGAAGCACGTTATCAACAAAACCGTATAAATGCTGCTTCTGCACGTGACTTAAAGATACAATCATTAAACAGTCGCATGATCCAAGAAGGTGAAGCAGCCGCCGCACAGAAACAACAACTGTCACTTGAAGCTTTACGAAGACAAGAGAGGGCAGCAGTAGCCGCAGGTGAATCAGGGGTTTCTGGTTCCTCTGTGGATAGAACAGTAGCAGAGTTTGAGACTGCACGTTTACGTGGAGTAACTACAGTAAACGCACAGACAGAAGCCTTGCGTAATCAAATTGAACTAGAAAAGATAGGTGCTAGTGCTGAGGCTGTAAACAGGATTAACTCTCTACCACGTGGACAAGCACCGAACTTCCTAGCCTACGCTGTAAAAGCTGGCGCACAAGCTTATGCTGGTATGAAACAAGCAGAAGCATTAGACCCTAAGAATATTGCAAAACAAATGGTGGACATACAGACTGAAGTAGGTAAGATAGTGCCAACAATTGTTCCTAGTCTACCCTCAGTATCTAGTATAAGCTGGTCAGGTGGACCTAGAATGTCAGCAGCTAGTGGCTTTTTACCAAACTCATTAGGTGCAAATGTACTTAATCAGGGTGGCAATGTCACACTCTTTCAATAAGGATAGATCATGGCTAAACAAAGAGTACAAGTAGCACCTTTACAGGCTACGGCTGCTGTAAGGCCAACGGCTGCACCAGTAGAGACATACACTAGACCTGCTGAAAAACAAGTATCAAACCCTCTAGCTGAGTTTGTTAATGCTATTACACCTGCTATTAAAGCAGACGCTGAAATAAAAAGACAAAGGCAACAACAGCTAGGCAGAGAAGTACAGGCAGGTATTGCAGAAAAACAAGCCTTCCAAGCAAAGATTGCTGTAACAGATTTGTTATCTGAATCAGTTAATCAGTACGAACAGAACAAAGAATTTTATCTTGAAGCTGGACCAGAAAAAATAGCGGCTGATAGACAGGCTTACTTTACAGATTATTTAACAAAGCTTGAGGATGCTGGAACTAATCCAGCTATTATGACAGCAATTAAGGAAGACTTAGAACTAGGTACTGTTAAGTTCTTTGCTGATCCTGCTGCCGGATATAACCAAGCTAAGGCTACATATGACCTAGACAAATCTGATGCTGTAGTTCTTAATCAAATTACAAAGATTACTACAGACCCTGACATGCCTAGAGAAGCACAGGCACAGTTTATCAATAGTCTTGTATCAGACTACTTTAAGACAGGTAGAGATAAAAAAGGCTTCAACGATAAGCTTATGGAACTGGCTGATAAACAGTCTGGTATGCTAGGTGAGACATCCCTAACAGATTGGTTGCAGTCACCTGAATCCCTAAACCGTTTTGGTGTAGCTGAGTACGCTGATATAGTAACTCGTATCAAAGGCAACGAAGCTAGCATGGCTAAGAAAAGAGCCAAGGCTGGTGAAGATAACTACTTTGCGGGTATTATAAGTCAGCGATTAGCTAGCTATGTAACTACAGGGCAGCAGGGTGATCTAGCTATTGGTACTGAGATGACACATCCAGTGACTGGTACAACAAGAAAGATCACAGCCGAAGATGTACAAGCTGCCTACGAAGCTAACAATGCAAAAGAACTAGAAGCAAAGCTAGCAGTAACACAGGACATTGTGAACGCAGCTAGCCCTGAGTTTAAACGTGGTGATCCATCAGCTAATCCTGCTGCTGTAGAACAGGCACACTTAGTTAAATCTTTTGATGAGTTCTATACACC